AAGCATCCAGAAATAAAAGATGGTTTTGATATGTGGGATGTTAGAGAAACAGGTCAACAAGAAGTTGGAGAAACTGCTGTAATACCAATATTAGTAAAAGCAGTACAAGAACTTTCTACGCAAGTAGAAGAACTTAAAAAAAATTCACATAAACCAAAAGGTTTAAAAGATATGGAAGGTTATGATGAACTCATAGCTGAAATTAAAAACTTAAAAGGAGAATAATATGGCAGTAACAAAAGCAATCACAAGTTGCACACCTTATGTAAACTCATCTAGTAAAGTAGATAAGTGGGATATAGAAATGAAGTATGAAAACGATAATGAGGGCGATAGCACTTATTATACTTCTACTTTTAGCACTACAGTTAAACAACTTGATGATGATGGAAATGCTACCTTTACCCTAAAAGCTAAAGGTAGTTGGACTAATGCTAATTTAGTAGCAATATGTCCTGTATCACATTGGGATGCAGTATTTGCTAGTCAAGTAGATAGCGTTATAACTAACCCACCTGCAGTAAGTACACCAGACCAAGCATTTAGCGTACCTAGTTAAATACAATGGAACTAACACCTTATTTATTTTGGAACATCTTTATAACATTGGTGTTAGCCCCAGTACTCTATGGTATTAAAAGTAATACTGCAGAGGCTAAAAGAATTGACATACTCTTAAACAAAACTCGGGAAGAGATTGCAAGAGACTATGTAACTAAACAAGAATTAAAAGATGATATGAATATTCTTATGGATAGATTAGAAAAATTACATGAAAAGGTTGACAAACTTTTTGAGGTAAAATAATGCATAAAAGTGGAACTATTGTAATTATGATAACACCAAATAAACTTTTAAGTAAATTAAAAAAGAGAAAAGCTAATGGAAAAACAAAAGAAAAAAAGAAATAAAAAGTATAAACCAAGTTACACTACAGGTGATAGACTAGACATGCGTAAAGGTGGTAGAGTAAAATACCAGCTTGGTACAACTGTTGAAGATTCTAGAGAAGAAGAAATATCTATACAACAAGAAGATGAAGATATTGAAGATTTAGATGAAACAGATGATGGGGATGAAGGACAGGAAGAAGATGATACAACAACTACAACTTCACCTCAAATGGATTATAATACTACAGCATCTCAAGAAAGAACAGATAGAATAGCTAAAACTGCTGCTGATATGCAAACTGCTGCACAAGGTCAAGTTCCAGAAGCTGCTAAAATACAAGATGCTCAACAAGTAGGATTTCAAAGAGATGCACAAGGACAATTAATTTTAGATGAACAAGGAAATCCTGTTCCTTTACAAGACCAACAAAAAACATCAATGGATGCTCTTACTGATGAACAAAGAGCAAAAGCAACTACTGCACCCGGAGTAACACCAGAAACTGTAACTAAAGGTACAACTACAACTGCACCTATGCCTACAGGTATGACTGCTGATACATTTGATGCAGATACAACTAAGTTAGATGCAGATGTAACTGCAGCTAAAACTCAAACTACTGATGATATGTTAGCTGAAGCTGCTGGAGTAGATAAAGTAGACCCAATAGAAACAGCTACAGTAGCTATACCAGAAGGTGCATTAGCATCAAGAGTAGTAGGAACATTAAGTCCTGAAGCAAAAGCAGAAGCAGCTAGAAATGCAGGAAGTGATTTAGCTAGAGTAACAAGAGCTAAAAAACAATTAAGAAATGCTGGATTACAAGAGGATGCTATTACTGAATTAGGTAATGACCCTGAAGCTTTAGAAGATAAACTTACTCAATTTACTGAACAAGAAAGAGGTATTATAGCTGGACTACCTGAAGAAGCTTTAGTATCTAATCAAATGGATAGTCTTTTAAGTGGTATGGAAAATGGTGAAATACCTAACTGGGCTAAACCTGCTGTTGCTAGTGTAGAAGCTATGTTAGCACAAAGAGGTTTAAGTGCTTCTAGTGTAGGAAGAGATAATTTATTTAATGCTATTATACAAAGTGCTGTACCTTTAGCTCAAAGTAATGCACAAGCTATACAACAAAGTGTTAGTCAACAAAGAAGTATTGAAGCACAAGCTGCAGAAGCAGATGCACAAAGAAAACAACAGGCAACATTACAAAATGCTACACAAAACTTTAATTTAAATATGGCTCAGTTTAGTGCTGACCAACAAACAGAGTTAGCTAATAGTAAGTTTTTACAAACTGTTGGAATACAAAATGCTTCTATGGAACAACAAGGAGTTTTACAAGATGCTGTATTAATGTCTCAAGCTAATTTAGCTGAAGCTGATTTTTTTCAAAAAGCCCAAATACAAAATGCTCAAGCATTTTTACAAACAGATATGGCTAACTTAAACAATAGACAACAAGCTAATGTATTAACAGCTCAACAAAATCAACAAAGACTTTTAAGCAATCAAGCTGCAGAAAATGCTGCAAGACAATTTAATTCTGCTAGTGAAAATCAAACACAACAATTTATGGCTAATCTTAATGCACAAATGAATCAGTACAATGCTTCTCAAATGAATGCAATGGAACAGTTTAATGCTACTCAAGAAAATGCTGCAGAAGCTAGAAGAGCTGGTAGAGAAGCAGATATAAATAAATTTAATGCACAACTTTTAACACAAGTAGACCAGTTTAATTCTCAACAAGACTTTGCAAGAAATCAATGGAATGCACAAAATGCTGCAGCAGTTGAAGCTTCTAATGTTCAATGGAGAAGACAAGCTAACACAGTTAATACTGCTGCACAAAATACAATTAACATGCAGAACGCACAGAATGCATTTAATTTAAGTTCTCAATCAATGTCATTTTTATGGCAAGAATTAAGAGACCAAGCAGACTTTGATTTTAGAAGTTATGAAAATGAAGAAAATAGAAAAGCACAAATTATAGCCACAGCTATTGCAAACGAAGGTAAAGCTGGTGAAAAATATGATGATTATTTAATGACTTTAGTTAGCACATTAGGTAGTTCATATAGTGTAGCTAATACTACTAGAAGGGGAACATAATGGGATTTTTAAGAAAAGTAGGTAAAAAAATAAAAAAAGGTGTAAAGAAATTATTTAGTACAAAGCTAGGTAGTTTACTAGGTGGTATAGCAATTAGCATGATGTTAGGACCTATATTAGGTAGAGCTTGGAATGGATTAAAAGGAGCTTTTACTGGTACAGGAGCAACAGCCGGACAAGCAGTTTCAACAGCCGAAGCAGGAGTAGCTGCTGCTGAAGCTGCTAAACAAGAAGTTGCTAAACAAGCATTAGGTGAAAAAGTAGCATCATCTTTAACTGTAGATAATTTACCTAAACTTTCAGTAGACCAATTATTAGCAGGGGGTAATCCATATGCTAATATTGCTGCTCAAGGTGCACCCAAAGTATCAATGGAAACTATTCAAGCTAGTTTGACTCAAGGTGCTGCAGCTTCAAGAACTGCTATGCAAACTGCAATACAAAATGGTAATGTTTTAGATTTTACAAATATATTATCTCAAGGAACTTCTACTGGAACTATTCCTTTAAATATTTCAGAAACTGTAACAGGTTCTTTAAATAATATTGATAAATTTATTGAAACAGGAGAAATGTTTACGCCAGAAATAAAAGCTGGAATAAATCTTGTAGATGCAAAAAGAAACTTAGAAACTGTAAAGTCTGGAACTACACCTTTATTTGGAGATAAAAAGTTAGGAGCAGACATTAAAGAAAACTTTACAGACTTTGGTACAAAAGTAAAAGATACTGTTAAAGACCCTAGTTCATTAATTGGAGAAGATTTTATTCCTGATACAGTTAAAACAGTAGCTAGTACAATGGCACTAGATGCTGTTATGGGAGAAGAAGTAGATGAAGGTGGGTATGGTAGAGTTGCAGATTCATTTGGAATGCAGAGTCCACAAGACTCTTATGTTGCACAAGTAAAAAATCAAATTCCAAATACTCCTGTAACAAATATGCAACAAATGAATCAAGGTTTATTTTTTGGAACTCTTTCCCCACAATTTTTATTACAACAACAGCAATATTATTCATAGGATAAATTATGGCAATTTCAGAAAAAGCAACTCAATTTATATCAGACAATTTTGAAAGAGGTAAAGCTATTCCGGGGCAAAGTTTAACTAATGCACCAGAACAAACATATAACTGGGAAAAACCTACCGAGTTTACTAACCCTAGAGAAACTATGATGTATATTTTTGAAACTTTAACAGTTCCAGAAACTACTACAAACATTTTACTTTCTTTAAATAATGGAGTTGGTGTTATAGATATAGCTTCTATTGTTTTATATCAAGGATTTTTAGAAGGTAAATGGAATCCAGATTTAATGACACTAATGATGGAACCAACTATGTATATGATTATAGCTTTAGCTGAAAAAGCAGATATACCTTATTCATTAGAAGCTGGAGATGATGAAGAAGCACAAGTAATGTCTCCAGATAAACAAATAGAAACTTTACAAAGTGGTGTTAATGAATTTGATAGAATTAGAAAACAAGCAATGACAAAAATAAATCCACAATCAGTTCCTGAAGAAATTAAACAAGCTATTGAAGAAACTGAAATACCCCAAAGTTTATTAGATAAAGTAGAAAAACAACCATCAAACAGTTTATTAGGAAGAGAGGAATAATATGGCAAAAGATTATACAAGTTTATTAGGGAGAGATTCTGGTGCTAGTTTTGGAGATATAGCTAGTGCTTATTTAACTGGAAATAAAAAAATAAATAAAAAAAAACAAGGAGCTTTATTACTTTCTATGTTTGTTAATATGAGAGAAAGTAGATTAAAAGATAATGTTTTAACTAATTTAGAAGATTTAGATAATGAAAAAAGTTTTGAAATAGCTAGAATTAATAAACAATGGGAAGACAGACAAAAACTTGTTGAAGAATATGAAGGAGTTCAAGATAAAACAGCTTATGTATATTATAAAGATTTAGCTGAACAAGCTTTTACAGATACATTTGGAACAGATAGTAAATATAGTTTAGAAGGTTTTCAACCTAAAAAAATTCAATGGATGAAAGATTGGGCTGAAAAAAAAGAAAAGGATTTAAATAACAGATATAAGTTAGTTAATACTAATATTTTAACTAAAGAAGAGTTTTCAAAACCAATTAATGATTATTATAGAGCTAAACAAAAAGATATTTTAAATCCTCAAAATAAAAGTGTAGTTCATAGAGTATTAGGTAAAATAGGATTTGGAACTGATAGAAGTGAAGAGACTGGTAATTTTCTTGATAAAAAAGGTGTTGATGTTGTTGAAAAATTTAAGAATGAAAAAGAAACTTTTCAAACTCGTGCAGATAATTTAACAACTCAAGACAAAGTAGAAATTAAAATAGCTAATGATATTTATGATACCTCTCCTATTATAACTCAAAAAGATTTTAATACTTTAATAGCTGATTATGGTATTTTATCTGGAAGTAGTGATAATCAAAGAAGAGCTCAAAGAGCAGCGTATGAAAAATGGTCTTTAGGTAATAAATCATATCAATCTGCTACAGAGGCATTAGCTTCAGTAGTTATAGGATATGATGCAGCACAAACTAAACAAGAACTAAAATCTATAAGAACAAGATATATAGAATTTGCTGGACCTGAACCTAAACAAAAGGATGCTAATTATGATAGTTGGCACAGAGGTTTAAAAAGTAATATAGCTAAAGCTTATAACATGGAAGAAAGTATAAGTGTTCAAAGAATGAACTTAGCTAATGAGGTTTATGAACTTGGTTTATCACAAGGAATCTATACCGATTCAGAAAAAGCAGAAGTATTAAAAGATATAACAAATCAATACTTAATGAAAGCAACCGGTGCTGTTGATTACAATCAAGTAAAGGCTGATATTATTCGGGAAAAAACACTAGAAGATTTAATAATTTTACAAGAAGACCCAAGCACATCACCAAGAGCAGCAAGAGCTTATTCTCAAATTAAGCAAATTAGTTTTAATGAACAAAGAGATAGAGATTATTTATATAAGAATTTAGACCCACAAACTTTTGAAAAATTAAGCAATTTAGATTTTGATATGAAAGAGTTTAATAACACATATTTTACGGGTAATAATCAATATACAGTACCTACCATAGATACAGCTACAATTAGAAATTTACAAACAAGTATGTGGTTAGAAGATGGAGTTGAAAGAGCTATTTTATCTGGTAATAATATTGTTTCTTTAGTAAAAAAATATGATTAGTTAGCAAAGTAAATAAATATTTATGTCCTCATTATTAGAAAATTATATAGAAAGTCAAAATTTAGTTAATGATAGTGATTATCGTAACCTTGTAAAACTATATAAAAGTAGTAAAAATTATCAAGAAAATTATAACTTTGATGAATTTATAGAATACGCTACAAAAAATAATAATAGAAAATTTGATAAATCACTTGCTAAATATAAAATATCTACTGTTTCTTCTAGACCAGATTTCGGAAGTTTAATAGGTCAAAGTTTAATTTCAAATGCTGATAGTCAAATAGCTTTATCAAATATGACTAAAGAAGAAGTTGCAGAAATCATGCCTTTAAAAAATGTAAGAAGAACTTTTGGTGGTATTATAAATACTCTTGGTACAGGAACTACATCTTTAGTAGGAGATGCAATGTCTCCTATAATGCCTTTTGAAGATTTAGGAGAGGGGCAATTTAAAATAAAAACAAAAAAAGAAATTGTTGCTGAAGAAAACGAAAGAAAAAGAAAAACTCAATCAGTATTTAGTAGTGTTTTAAGACCAGTTTTAACTTTAGGAACTGATGATATTTATGATGGTGATGAAATACAAAGACCTGAGGGTTTAACAGGAAGATTGGTAACAGACTTTGGTTCTTTTATTGCAGCCATGAAAAATCCAAAACAAGCTGTAGATATTGTAAAAAAGTTTGGTAGTAAAAAAGCAAAAACAACTCCTAAAAAAGTTGAAATAAAATCTAAAAATTTTAAAACTTTTGGAACAGAATATAAACAAGCTCGTAATGCATTAATATTAAGTCAAAAGAAAAAAGCAGCTCTTTTAGGTTTAGCTAAAGCTGAATATGCTTCTCAAGTTGTTTTTGCTGATGACCCTGAATTACAATTTGTAGCTGGTTGGTTAGATAATAAACTTGGAAGTTTTGCAGATGATAATTTACTTGGAGATGTATTAGAATATTTAGATACAGATGAAACAAGCACTTCTAATCAGAGAAGAATGAGTTTATTATTTGATGGAGGAGCTTTTTTAGGAATATTAAAATCGGCAGGTTTTATTGGAACTAAAGGAAAAAAATATTCTTCATTAACTGTTCAAAAAACTTTAGAAGAAATTAAAAAAGACCCTAAACGAAGAGAAGCTTTAAAAAAATATTTAAAAGACCCTATACAAAAAGTAGTTCCTAGTTTTAGGTCTACTATAAAAGATGATGTGTTTGTAAAAACATCTGATTCTGGAATTTTAAAAACACCTTTAAATTTTTTAAGAAGTGTAAGAAGAAAGTTTGGAACATCTAGAGGATATTATAGTGAAGAGATGTTTAATATTTTAAAGTCTGCAGGATATGATAAAATTGCTTGGTCTAAATCTGCTGAAAATATTTTTAATCAATTACGCTATCAAATAAAACAAATATCTCAAACTGGAAAATATACTGCAGATGAAGTAGAAATTATGTTAGGAAAATATTTAGGAGGAGATGTTAATGCATTAAAAGGTACAAATAAAGAATTTCAAGAACAAGCTTTAGGAGTAAGACAATTAATTGATGAATTAAGTTTTAGACTTACAAAAACTAAAGCAATACCTCAAGATTTAAAAAATATAATTCGTTTAAATTATGGAAGTTATTTAAGGCAAAGTTATGAACTTTTTGAAAATCCAAATTGGAGACCATCTGATGATGTTATTTTAAAGGCTAAAGAATATGTGTCTGAATTATTACAAGGAAATGTACTTCAAAAACAACTTTTTGATGATGTACAAAAATTAACTCCTGCTGAAGCACAAGTAAAAGCTAGTAATATAGTTGATGATATTTTGTCTAAAGGAGTTAGAAACAAAGGAATAGATACTGATGTAGTAAAACATTTTAATGATGTATTTGGTGTTCAAAAAGCTAATATTATATTTGCTACTAAAGAAAATATAGGTAAACCTTTACAAGATTTAATGGGTCGTAGAGGTTTAACAGACACTAATAAATCTGTATTTAATACTATAGAAACTTTAAGTCATTATTTAACTGAAGTTAATATGTATGATGATTTATTTAAAAGAGGTGAGGGTAAATGGTTTTTTAAAAATGGTATAAATACTTTAGATAATAATCCTCAAAGAGTAGCAGGTACTATTAAAGGAGAAGGTTTTGGACCTTTAGATAATATTTCTACTACTCCACAAATTGAAAAATTATTTGATAAAATGAATAAAATTCAAAGAAGTGATTGGTGGGCAAGAGTAGGACAAACATTTTTAGGTGCTAAAGGATGGGGTCAAGCTTCAGCAACTGTGTTTAGTTTAACTACTCATGCTCGTAATACTATTGGTGGTGGTTTAATTATGCTTTCTAATGGTTTAAATCCTTTTGATAAACAAACTAGAGATTCTTTTAATATTTTAAAAAATGAAATATTTGCAGTTAGAACTGGAGTTAATAAAGAATTACTTGATAAATATATTGATTATCAAAAATTAGGAGTAGTAAATCAAAGTGTTCAAGCAAGTGAAATGAAAAGAAACATACAATCTGCAGCGTACTTAGATGATTACATTCAAAGCACACAGAATAAATTTTCTCAAGTTTATATTAAACCTTTAGATATTGTTAAAAAAGCAACACAAAAAACTACTAAAGTTTATGTAGCTGAAGATGATTTATGGAGAATAGCAGCTTTTGAAAAAGAATTAGCAGTTTTAAAAAAAGCTAATCAACTTAATAAAGTAGAAAAAACAGAAACTCAATTAAGACAAGAAGCAGCTAACATAGTAAGAAATACAATGCCTACTTATGATTTAGTTCCAGAGGGATTTCAACAATTAAGAGGATTACCTTTTGGTAATTTTTATTCGTTCTTTGCTGAAAGATGGAGAAATAGTTATCATAGTTTAATGCAAGGAGTAAAAGAAGTTAATTCTGGTAATGCTGAATTAATTGAAAGAGGTTATCAAAGATTAGCAAGTCACATTGCAGTTGGTTATGCTGGTGGAAAGGGGGTAAATGAATTTAGTAAATATGCTTTTGGAATTTCTGATGAAGAAGAAAAAGCAATAAAGGATGTAGCATTACCTTGGTGGTCTAAGAATAGTACACTAGGTTATCAAAGAGATAAAAATGGAAATATTCAATGGGTAGATTTAAGTTTTACAGACCCTCAAGCTCCTATTATAGATGTATTTAAAAATGGACTTGATGAGTTTTTAAATCCAGATACTCCGGCTTCTACTACAAGTGATAAGTTAGCTGCTGGTATGTTGTCATCTTTAATTACATTAACTAAACCTTTTATGACTGAAGCATTATTTACTGAAAGATTATTAGAAGCTTACAATGGAAGAGATAATCAAACAGGAAAATATATTGATGGTTATTTACCTACTAATTCTAGTTTTGATAATACTATGGCAATAATTTATCATACAGGAAATGTATTAGTTCCTAGATTTGCAAGAGAAGGTTTTAGTTATACATTAGGAGAAAAAGCAGAAAAATTAAAAGAAGGAGATTTAAAATTTAATAATGAATTATTATCTAAAGTAACAGGTCAAAAATTTTATTCAGTTACTCCTGAGTCTGTAGAAAAGAATTTAGTTTTTAGAATAAGAGACTTTAATAAAGATACAAAAAATATTAAAACAGCATTTAGTATTGATAACAATGATACAAATGAAGATATATTAAATAAATATTTACAACAAAATCAAAATTATTATGCTTCACAAGTAGATTTAAACAAAGCAATTAATGCTGCTTATACTTTAAATTTAGATTCTTTAACAATAAATAATGTAATAAAAAATAATTTGTCAGATTTTAATGAGATTGAAAAACAAAGTTTTATATTACAAGATAGTTATTTTAAACCTTTTAAAGTAAGTAAGTTTGATTTGAATAAAATATTTAAATTAAATGATATGCCCGATATAGATTATCTTGAAGTAACAGAAGGTATAGGAAACTTATATTTAAAACTTAGTCATTTGCCTTTAATAGAAAAAAATAAATATAGTAAACAAGAAAAAGAAATATTAGAAATGGTAAATCCACCTTTAAAATTAAGAAAACAATACTTCAAAGGCGAACAAGTTTCAAAAGACTTTCCAGTTACTGATGTAAAAGAAACAGCAGCAGACCGAGTAAACCCTTTTACTGGAGAACCTTACTCTGACCAGATGGCTAGGCTAGGTTTTGATGATGGTGGTAGAGCTGAGTTTTTAGCTTCACTTCAATCACCTAAAGATAATGTACCTGAAGAAGAAATTATATTATATGATGAAGACCAAGGATTAAAACCTGTATTACCTGTAATAGAACTTTTAGTTGGTGGTGCTGGAAGAATATTAGCCCCTATAACTAGAAGAGGTGCAGATGCTGTAGAAGAAACTATAAGACAAAAATATAGGACTTTTAAAATACCAAAAGAAGTTTATCATGGTGGACCAAAAACATTAACAGATGATGTTATAAAATCTCAAGCTGATTTAGTAAATGCAAATCAAGCAGCAATATTTACTACTAGAATAAAAAAAGCAGCAAAAGATTATGCTGAGGGTAAAAATGGTAATGTGTATAAAATAGATACTTTAAAAAATATAAATGCTAAAATATTTAATCCTACTAAAATAGATAAGTCATTTAAAACAACAGTAAATAATGAAATAAAAAAGAATAAAAACATTATAAATCAAGCTGACAATACAAGTATAATAGGTTCTAGAGATGTTAATATAGCTAATAAAAATATTAAAGACTTAAATAATTTATTAAGATTAGATAAATTACCAAAACCAAAAGACTCAAGTATTATAACTAAAGGAAACTATGTTAGTAGAGTTAGTCCATATCAAAGAGATATATTAACTAAAGGTGGCTATGATGTTATTGATGATTCAAATGTAGGGTCAGTATTATTTTTAAATCAAGTAAAACCTAATTAGGAGTATTATGAACATAGAACTTTGCAAAGCTGAAATAAAAAGACACGAAGGTGAAGTGTTAAAAATATACGAAGATAGTTTAGGCTATAAAACTTTAGGGATTGGACATCTTTGTCAACCTGAAGACCCCGAGTATGCTTGGGAAGTAGGAACTAAAGTATCTCAAGAAGTTGTTGATATGTATTATGAACAAGACTTTGAAAAACATTATCAAGAAACTATACATGTCTTTGGTAGCGAAGAAGACTTTGAAAACTTACCAGAACCTATACAAAGAGTATTAGTTAATATGTGTTTTAATTTAGGTGGTACTAGATTATCTAAATTTAGAAATATGTTAAAGGCTTGTAGAGAACATAACTGGGATGAGATGGCTAGACAAATGGAAGATAGTCGTTGGTTTGGACAAGTAGGTAGAAGAAGTATTGAATTACAAAAGATAGTATTAGAATGCTGCTCTACCTAGAAACAGATTTAGATAATGCGTATAGGTTAGATTGTAAAGCTAGAACTAAAGCAAATCAACCTTGGATATTAAGAGAACAATTTAGAAGTTTATATGAAGATTTAATTAATCTACATTTAACTAAAGCAGAACAGGAGAATATATTAGTAGATGATGTACCTGAATGGGTGCTTAATTCTATTGATGCAATGTTAGAGGCAACCTTAACTTTAGAGAGAGAATAATATGAAAAATATGTTAAAAAATATAGTAGGAACAATAGCTCCAACATTAGGTACTGCCCTTGGTGGTCCTATGGGTGGTATGGCAGCTAATATGATAGCCGATGTTTTAGGAGTTCCTAATACACCAAAGGCTATAGAGAAAGCTGTAGCTGAAGCAACTCCGGAACAGATGTTAGAACTTAAAAAAGCTGAACAAGCTTTTGAAGTTCAAATGAAAGAGCTTGAAGTAGATGTATTTAAACTAGAAGTTGCTGATGGTCAAGATGCTAGAAGTAGATTTAGTAAAGACTGGACAGCCCGTATTATGGGTGTAGCTGTTGTTGGTGGATTTATGGGATATATATTTTTAGTAACCCTTCAACCACCAGAACAAAACAGCGAAGCATTAATTAATTTAGTATTAGGTTATCTTGGTGGTTTAGCATCGGCAGTAATTAGTTTTTATTTTGGAGCTTCCAACACTACTAAAGACTAATGGAATCGGCAGTATCATTAATAAGTGAAGTAGGTTTTCCTATAGCAGCAGCTTTAGGTTTAGGTTTATTTATATGGAAACTTATCAATAGAATTATTGATGGTATGGAAACTAAACTAGATACTTTAGATGATAAAGTAAAAACATCTTTAGATACTATGGAAGAAAGAGTATCTACAAAACTTGATAGTCAATATGGAATTATTGTAAGTTTAATTGATAGAGTAAGAGCAATGGATAATCAATCAATTAGACAAGATGTATTATTAAAAACTTTACTAGGTGTACCAAATTTAGTAGACATAGATAAAATAGCAAAGGCAGATAGAGATGACCAACGAAAAGATTGATAGAAAAATATTACAAGTAGTAAATCTTTCTCCTAGTGAAGATTGGATAGAAAAAATTGTAGATGTTCATCCTATGAAACAAATTACAATAGCTTCTATAATTCAAGTAACTATGTTTGGATTTATTCTTGGAATGTTTTGGTTAAACTCGAGGATATTTTAATATGAAATTAGTACCAACATTTAATAGTTATAAAGCCGGAAGGAACTGTAAGTTTTGCATGTTCTTTTGGAGTTTACTTATTATGTTTTGGTCTATTAATAGTATAGCAGATGAAATGGTACATCAATTTAAAAACCCTAGCTTTAGTGGTGTGGGTACATCTGCACATTATCTTACTATAGAGAACCAAGAGTTTAATAGAAAGATGAGTATCAAAGAAGAACTTAAAGCTTTACAAGAACAAATAGAAAGAGATAAAGAGAATACAACACTTGCAAGATTTATAAGAAACTTAGAGTCTAGAATATATGCACAGCTATCAAGACAATTAGTAGAAAACTTGTTTGGAGAAACTCCTAGTGATAGTGGTGTATTAAATTTAGAAGGTAATACTATAGAATATAATGTAGAAGATGGAATAATAACATTAAAAATTACGGATAGCGATGGAAATACGACAATTATATCTTTGCCTATTGGCAGTTTTACTTTCTAGTTGTGCAGTTATAACTCATAATCAAGATTTAACTTTAACAAGAGATACACAACCTGCTAATATTTTAAATTTACAATCAGAAGAATTGTATAATTTACCTGCTGCAGAACAGAAACCAGTTATAGCAGTATATCAAAATAGTTTTCAAGATTTAACAGGGCAACGAAAAAGTAACAGTAGCTTTGCTTTGTTTAGTACAGCAGTTACACAAGCTCCTGAAGCCTTACTTATCAGAGCTTTAAAACATGCAGCTAACGGAGAATTTTTTAGAGTTGTTGAAAGAGTAGGATTAGAAAATCTTACTAAAGAAAGACAACTCATTCGGTCAACCAGAGAAAACTTTGAAGAAGAATTAAAGCTTCAACCTTTATTATTTGCTGGTCTTATAATACAAGGTGGAGTTATTAGTTACGATACCAACATTGAATCTGGTGGTATTGGTGCTAGGTATCTAGGAATAGGTAATAGTAAACAGTACCGAGAAGATGTAGTAACTATATCATTACGATTAGTTTCTGTATCAACAGGTGAAATATTAATAGAAACTACAGTATCTAAAAATATTTTATCTACAAGTGTTTCTCAAGATATTTTTCGTTTTATTGAAGCTGGTACTGAACTGGTAGAAATAGAAGGAGGAGTTGCTGAGAACGAGGTGGGTTCTATAGCTTTGCAAAAGGCAATAGAAGCTGGAGTATTTAACTTAATAGAAATAGGAATAAATAGAGGGTATTGGGAATATGAAAAAATTAAAATTGATGAGCCTAGTTGTGATGTTGACTGCGTTGACAGCATACGGGGCTGATAATGAAATATATATTGACCAATCAGGTGCTACTGCTAATATAGATTTAGAACAACTTGGTTCTGGAAATATAATGGGTGGATTAAATTCTGTTGCTGGAACTTTAACTGCTTTAGATTTAGATGGATTAAATTTAACTTTAGACATTAATCAAATCGGAGATAGTAATAAGTTTCTTGGTGATATTACAGGTGATTCTGTAACAGGATTTTTTGAATTTGATGGAGATAGTAATACATTTACTATTCAAGCAGACCCAACTAATACTTATGGTATTGATAATTCAAACTTTAATGTTGATACTACAGGTAGCAGTAATACTTTTACATTAGATGTAGGTACAAGTGCTATGGCTAGTAATACAGATTTAGATTGGATTATAAATGGCGATAGTAATACACTAGACTTTGATATAAATTATGATAGTGGTACTTCTTATGTTGATGTTGATGGAGATAGTAACAATGTTACTTTTACAGGGAGTGGTTATGCTGGTGGTTATTTTTATTTAGACCAGACTGGAAACTCTAGAACTTTTAACATACAACAACTTAGTACATTAGACAATGATTGGCTCAAGATACTTTCTACTGGTAATTCTGGTACTGTCTGTGTTATCCAAAACGATGGTGGCACAACAGTCGGATGCTAGTATAGGAAGCGTAACAGAACTTAAAGGTAATGGCAGAATTGTAAGGGATATACCTTATAACGCTGCCTTATCTTTTGATATAGAAAGTTATGATAATGTAGAAACTTCTAATGGAAGAATAGGCATAACATTTCTTAATGAAAGTCAAGTAAGATTAACAGAACATTCACAATTAGTTATAGATGAATTTATCTATGACCCTGACCCATCTAAATCTAAGATGGCTCTACAATTTGCTAGTGGAACTGCAAGGTTTATTACTGGCAAGTTAAATAATATAAACAAAGAGAACATAGCTATCTCAACTCCGAGTGCTAATGTTTCTATTCGTGGTACAGACTTTACCATTACAGTCAATGAGATTGGAGAGTCTTTAATTATATTATTACCAAAAGCAGATGGAACTCCTAGTGGAGAAATATTAGTGGCAACAGCTATGGGAGAAGTTATTCTCAATAAACCATATCAAGCTACTACAGTTTCTATGTTTGAAACAGAACCTACTAAACCGGTTATATTAGATTTAACTTTAGAGTTAATTGATAATATGTTAATAGTAAATCCACCACAGGAGAAAATAGATGTACAAGGAGAGAATGGAGTTAGTGTTTCTAATATTCTTGATGCTGACTTCCTTGACTTTGATGATTTAGATGTAGACTATCTTGCAGAAGATAACTTAGAGTTTACTGAATTAGATATTAATTATTTAGATGTAAACTTTCTTGAAGACTTGTTAGACATAATACAAGATGTAAATGAGTTAGACCAAACAGAAACTTTATTAAAAGCTGACTTAGATTTAAAAGGAACGAGTATGGGATTTGATTCTAATACTCAGATTAATACTTTTGCTACAGATAATATAATAACTTTCTTAAAATCACTAGAAGATACAGTAAGATTAGACTTGAACAAGACAGGTTCTTATACTGTTATACTTGTACAAAATGGAAAGAGTACACAGATTATAGTAAATGGTGGTGGTTCTTCTACCATAACAATTAAACAAGGAAATTAAAATGAAATATTTATGGTTATTATTATTTGGAATAAGTTTACAAGCTGAACTAGATTTAACATTACCTGAACAACCTGCTGTATATATATCACCCGAAACTAAACTATTAAATTTAGGAGACTATAATGAACCTCCTACAAAAGCACAGTTAATAACTTATTGGACTCTTAATGTTTTAGATGTTTATACAACTTATGAAGGTTTAAAAAGATGTACTACCTGTACAGAAGCTAATCCTTTTTTACCTGATAGACCAGAGTTAAACGAAGTAATATTACAAAAAGCTATAGTCGGTACTTTCTTTGCAAGAAATGGTAGTAAAAATTATATAACTGCTATGAATGTAGGTCTAACATTTGCAGTTATTAATAATTATAGTCATTTTTAAAAAATTGACCTCACAGAATGCTCTGTATTGCAAAGTTAGAGGGTAAGTAATACTTTGGCTTCAAAAACACCTATTATTTAATCACGGGCTTCTAAGAAGCTCTGGTGGCATTTTCGGATATTGTGTAGATTTGTATAGGTTTTTCTTTACCTTTTACATAAATATCATCTAATCTGTCTAATTTTATGTCTGTTTGCTCTGCTGTTCCTTGAGCAATGACAATATCTTCTCCAACTTCTTTACAACTACTCTCCATTCTTGCTGCTAAATTTACTGCATCTCCTAAAGCTGTAAAGTCAAACCTAGTTTCACTACCCATATTACCGATAACAGCAACTCCACTATTAATACCTATACCAATATCAATACCTAGTCCTGCTTCTCGCATTTTCTTTTTGATTTCTATAGCTGTTAGTATTGCTCTGTCTTCGTGCATATCTAAATCTAAAGGAGCATTGAAGATTGCCATCATTGCATCGCCTATATATTTGTCAACCATGCCTCCATACTTTTTAACTGCATCTGATTGTATAGTTAAAGTTTTATTCATTATATCTGTTACTTGTTCTGGTTCTAGTTTTTCAGATAAAGAAGTAAAACCTCTAACATCTGTAAACAAAAAAGTACAGTATCTTCTTTCTCCACCAAGTTTTAAAAGTTCTGGATTATCTTGTAATCTTTTTACTTGTCTTGGGTCAAGGTAATGTTCAAACTGTTTCTTTATTTGTTGTCTTAGTTTG